ATCTTTGTTAATTAATGGTTCAGTAGGTATATTCCCTTGTATATCAACATTTTTAATAGCGATAGGTGCTACTATATCAAACGAGATAATATCAGGTTTATCTTTATCATACAAATATAACCATCCATCGGGTGTTTTCCAATAATATTTATTTGGTTTATGTTCGTCATTATCACTATTCTTAAGATGTAGATAGTCTTCTTTAATGAAAGAATAATTTACTTTTTCGCCACTAACTTTGTAAGGTGTTTTTTTAATATAATCGTTAGTTGCTTCTGGTAATATTTTTTTAGGATTACTAGTAATATATTTTACAGCAATACATATTTTATCATTTTCATCATAAACACAATAGAACCTTCTTTTCCTCTTATCACCTAATTTATTTTTATTATTTTTAATATCATTTATACACATCTTTTTCCAACCATCCTCATAAAATGTAATAGTATCCAAGTATATATCGCCATCCTTATGATCAATTCTCTTAGTTACCCATTTATCGTCTATAGATTTTAAATTATTTTCTTTACACCATTCATTGCATTTTGCTAGTGTATCATGAAATGAACCGCAATTATCTATCAATTTAAATTGTATCTCATCTTCTCCAAACATATTAATGTAGTCATTAATATTCATTTCATTAATTTCATTAATACAATTATAATCAGGCAATTTAGTTTCTTTGCACCATACACTTATTTCATTATCAGTCATATCATATATAGTGATTAATTTATACCCATTGTTTTTTCCATCATAATGTTTATTTTTTTTTAAATTTTTTCTTTTCTTTACCACATCAATATATCTCATATATTTACCAAATTTATAATCCCCATAATCTAGTATGCTTCCTAATAAAACCTTGATATCTTCCCAACTATCACAACTCATAATATATTTTTCAATTACTTTTATAAATTTTACATAAAAACTTTGTATTATATCTTGTAATTCATTTGTAGTCCATAAAGTAAGCTTCATATCACCACTTTTAAGTTCTGGGTCATTATATTTTCCCTGCAATCTTGTTCTTTGTAAAATATCGGTGCAGTTTAATGATGCGTGAGACACAAAATATTGGTCAGTCAAATGAAAGGAATACTTACCATAATCATCGCTTGTAAAAGAATACCCCCTTTCTCCATACTTACCAGTTATTGTTATCACCGATTTGTGAATAATAGGGATTTTACTTTCTTCAAAGAAAATTCTTAATAATTTATAAACATGCTTAATATTTAAATCTTTCTTTGTATCTATATCAAAATAGCAATAGTTATTAGGTAATTTTTTAGATTTTTCAGTATCTATAGAGTTTGTCGAAAATTCTTTATCCCCTTTATATACACCGCCTTCTTGCCATAATCTTTGGTTTGAAGATTGGTTAGCATCCCATTCAGAGAATTTTAAAATTTCTTTCTCATATTCTTTAGGAATATATAATCTTAAACATTTTCCGTGATATATTACAACAGGCAGATGAGGGAAATCTTTGATTATTATTTCGACTAAATAGAATTGGTTGGCTCTTATTTTTTCTTCACTTATCAATAAAGAGTTGTATTTAATTGTAGGTCTCCTTAGTATTTCCTCTATTAAATTTTTAATATTAATATTGTAATCCTCCACAATGTCATAAGATTTTTTTTTACGAGTGTCGCTATCAATATAGTTCCACCAAGGTTTGATTTGCGTAGTGTTAAAAGTTATAGAATTATTTAATAATCCAAAATAATCTTCAGACCTTTTCATTTTATGAACTTTACCTATGGGTATTTGTATATCAATATTATCACTTACTCTTGTAGTAGCATTACATAATAATGAATTCGGTGTGCCTGTAATATGCACGACATATCTTACCTTCTTAGATATTTTGGCAATCTCTATTTCACACAACGTAGTATCTTTTTTATCATTATTATTTGTTCTATCATTGGAAGATGTTGCACACATTAAATCACCTTCGTCAATTAATGTGGTTATATTAACCAGTTCATCATTATTCGAAATATACTCACTAAATTTTTTATTAAGTTTCTCTAATTGTGATGGGTTCATTAAACAACACAATATGTCCGATGAATTTATTGCTTCCTTATTATTTAATTTATCAATAATACCATTACTATTAATATCTTTTAGTTCTGGTAGTTTATAATCTTTCCAATATTCTACATTATTCTCATCAAAATAATCTTGGAGTTCAGTATTAAATTCTTCAAATAATGATTTTATGAATTCAATATTAAAATTGTATTTTTCAGTGCCGACTATATCTTCTTGCAATTGTTTTTGGTCTATTGTTAAATTTCTGAAAATGTATAAAACAGGTCTATTAAATATATGAACAGAAATCCACATAATTATACATGCTTGAACACGTTTTCCAAGTTGTATGTCTCCCCATAATAACTCTATTATTGATTTTTCATTTTCTTCTAAATTAAGTGCATTTAACAATTCTTCCTCAAATGAAGGTGATGAACTAATGTTTTTCGGAATGTGTTTTAATTTTATTGGTTTACCTCCCCAATTATGTCTCTCTAAACTTTCTCCATTGATGTATCTGCATTTATCTAACATAGAATTGATAATCTTTTCAAGTGGTTTTTTAAATATGGATGCTTTTTTCTTGTAAAAGACCTCTATTTTTTCGTGCAGATAAGTAGTCATCTTATATCATATATACATTATTAAGTAAGCAATTCTTAAATCATTTTTTAATATAAAAATAGATTTGCCCAATATTTTTATGCCTAATTGTATTACATCGACTAACTACAATTTTATGCATCTAATGTAGTTTGTAGTTATGAAAATCATACCATTCATTATATATGATGTTAGGATAGAATGCATCTTTTCTAGTCTCCTTATGTTCTATATAAATAAAAAATTGATAATACATATATTTTTCATTGAATATAAATACATAATGGCGCAAATTATTCAAGAACATCGTTGTTCTGGTTGTAATAATATATGGGAACCAACTGAAACTGATGTTAAATCTTCTGGTGCTGTGTATAAAACTTGTAATAAATGTAGGAAAAAAAAAACTGAAAAATCAGAGAAAACAAAGGAATATATGCAGAAATATCGTGAAGAAAACGCAGAGAGAGATAAAATAAAGCGAAAGCAAAATTATGAAGACAATAAAGAAAAATTTAAAGAAAAAAATAGGTTGCGATATGAAAAAAACGCTGAAAAATATAAACAAGATAGAAAAACTTATTACGATAATAACAAAGAAAAAGTCAAAAAAACAAATAATAACTATCGTATGAAAAATATTGACAAGGTTAAAGATACTCAAAAGAAATATCATATTAAAAACGCTGCAAAAAGAAAAGAAAGTATGAAAAGTTATTACAAGAAAAATATTGATAAGATGAGAGAACGAAATAAGAAAAATTATAAAAAGAATGGTGAAATTATTAAAAAACAATCAATCCAATATCGTATAAATAATTATAATAAATTAAAGTTATATCATAAACAATATCGTATAGATAATGCTGATAAAATTAAAGAAAGTAGAAAAAAGTATCGTATAGATAATGTTGATAAAATTAAAAAACGAAAGCAAATGTATCGTATTAAAAATTTGGAGAAGATACAAAAGAATATGAAGCGATGGTATGCATCTATGAAAAAAAATAACAATTTAAGATATTTAGCAATGATACAAAGAAAACAAATTAAGAGATGTCTTAAGAGATGTCTTAAGAGAAATTTTAATTTTGCTAATAATAAGGAGCATATTGTTGATATAGAATTCTTAGGATGCACTCATCAAGAATTCTATAATTTCTTTAAAATAAAAATGGATAATTGGAATACTGATAATCCTGAAAATATAATGACATTCAATAATATTCATATAGACCACATTAAACCCATAAGCAGATTTGATTTCGTAGATTATAATGAATTATTAGATTGTTGTAATTATACTAATCTACAACCATTATTAGCAATAGACAATTTAAGAAAAAATAATAAATGGACTGAAGAAAATGAAATATATTGGAATGCTAATATCAAGGGAAATCCCGAACATTATGACATATATATGTAAATATATTAAAGGTTGTATTGTTTCTGTTATCTATCATCCTTATTATTATATTTCTTTTATTAGTATCTAGTTAAA